TTTGGATATTCAACCAACAGAAAAAATTTATAGGACTCTTTTAGATTTATCATTATCTTCTTTATTTTCTGTTGAAATAAAGAATAAAAATTTTGGAGGATATAGTCAAGAATATATTTCATTACTTGCCTATGAAGCAGTTCTTCCTGGAACTTCATTTAATCTTAATCAAGTTGTAGGTGATAGACAAGGAGTTACTGAACAATATCCAAATCAAAGAGTATATCCTCCGGTGGATGTTAGTTTTTATATTAAAGCAGATTATGGAACTATCAGTTTCTTTGAAAATTGGATGAATCAAATATCACCTCTATTTCCTGTTCCTAATGAAGGTCTAAAAAACTCATATTTTAAATTTAAGTATCCTGATAACTATGAAACAGAAATTAGTATCGTAAAATATGAAAGAGATGGAAGACCTGCTGGTTATAATGGAAGATTAAAACCTAAAGGTATGGAAGGTGCTACGGTTGATCCAAGGGCAATTACTTATACTTTATTAAATGCATATCCAACAAATATAATTTCAATACCATTATCATACGAACAATCATCTGTGCTGAAAACCACTATTACATTTAATTATGATAGGTATATTTTTCAAAAACATAAAAAAGTTAATCCTAAATAATGACCATAAATAATCATACCTGAATTTTATAGGAAATTATGCCTTTACCAAAAATTGTAACTCCGACTTATGAGTTGACTTTGCCATCGAATAAGAAGCAGATTAAATATCGTCCCTTTCTTGTGAAGGAAGAAAAGGTATTAATTCTTGCAATGGAAAGTGGTGATTCTGAACAAATCACTAATGCAGTTAAAAATGTTTTAAGAGATTGTATTCTTACTAGAGGAATTAAGATTGACACTCTTCCAAGTTTTGATATTGAATATCTATTCTTAAACATTAGAGCAAAATCTGTTGGAGAATCCGTTGAACTTTCAATTACTTGTCCAGATGATGGTGAAACTCAAGTAGATGTTGTAGTTAATATTGATGAAATTAAAGTAGAAATTCCAGAAGGGCATGAAACTGAAATTAAAGTAGATGATTCTATTACTGTAAAGATGAAGTATCCTTCACTTCAAGAATTTATTGATAATAATTTTGATTTTTCTAAACCGAATAGTAGTGAAGAAACAATTAATAAATCTTTTGAGGTTATTGCATCTTGCATTGATATTGTTTATACCAAAGATGATTCTTGGTCTTCTAGTGATGTGACCAAAAAAGAAATTGTAGAATGGTTACAGACAATGGATTCAAATCAATTCAAAGGAATTGAAAATTTCTTTGAAACTATTCCTAAATTATCTCACACTTTGATTGTCAAGAATCCAAAAACCGAAGTAGAAAGTGAAGTTATTCTTGAAGGGTTATCAAGTTTTTTCGGATAATGCTAAGTCATGAGGACTTAGAGGGATTTTATAGAATTAACTTTGCATTGATGCAGTATCATAAATATTCATTAACTGAAATTGAAAACATGATACCCTGGGAAAGAGAAATTTATTTGACTCTTTTGGAAAATCATATTCAAGAGGAAGAAGAGAAGGCATCAAAAAAACAAAGTCTTTAATCCATGAATACTAAAGATCTTATTGAATTAAAAAAACAAAGAATCCAGGAGGAACTTCGAAAATTAGTTCCTCCTGGATTCCATTTGTTTCCACCTCCAAAAATGAGAGGTGATTCTTATGATAAGTTAGATAAGTTTCTAGGAAGAGATGCTGAGTTTTTGATGCAGGTTGGATATTTAAATCCAACAAATAAAGGATATGATATTGCATTACAACATTTAAGATTCTTCGGTGGAAAACTTAAGGACTATAAAGAATTTGAAAATACTGGATCATTTTATAATGATCCAGAATTAAATAAAAATCTTCGAGAGTGTTGTGATTATATCCTTCGATTCTATGAACTTGCAGAGATTACGATTAAAAGAATCAATGACGAAGAAGATGTAAGGTTAAAATTAATTCAGAAAGAAAGAGATAAACAGCAAAAAGACCTAGAACAATCTCAAGAAAAGAAAAAGAAAGCATCTGGGTTTGTTGCTGGTGCTACTAAGTTTCGTCCAGGAGAAACTGCATCAATTAAATCTGCAAAAGTTTCTGGTATTATTCCAAAAACAAAGGCAATACCACAGGAACTTGCAGAAAAAATTTCAAAACCAGTAGATGCAACTATTGAAGAAACGGTTGCAGCACCAAAAAAGGTTGTATCTACTCTTGGAAGATTAACTCTTGATCTGGTTCAGATTAATGATAATTTGGATAGTGTCCGAAAAGTCATTGTAGAAGATTATAAAAATACTAAAGAATTTAATAAAAAAGAAGTAGATGAATATAGAAAGAGAGTTGCAAATCGTGGTAGAAGAATTGGTAGAAAAGAACTTGGTAGTGATAAAACAAGTCTTAAAGACTTAGTTAAAAAGTATGTTGGTGGATTTTTCACTGGAACTGGTGGTGCTATTCGTGCATTAGCACTTTTTAATATGCTTGAAGCATTTGCCAATGGCAATCCTATGAAAGCAATTGGACCACTTCTTGGGATTGGTGCAACTTATTTGCCTGCAATTGGACAAGCAGTTGGTGGAATAATTGCTGCTAAAGTTCTTGGTGGAATATTTAAAGGTGGTAGAGGTGCTACTCAAGGTGTAAGAGCAGGAGCAGAAGTTGCTGGGAAGGGTGCTAAATTTCTTCCAGCACTTGGTAGAAGAGGTTTAGCAGGACTTGGTATAGGGGCAGGAATTTTTGCTGCAAGTAAATTTTTAGGGTCTGGAAATGAACCTGATGCTCAACAACAAAGATTAGAAGATCTTACTCAAGAACAAAAAGGATTGGTCAATCCTCAAAATCTTGTACCAATTCCTGAAGATGATTTGCAAAGATTTGAAAATTTAAATAAAAAATTTGAAAAAGCACTTGACCTTTTGATGGGAAAACAAAAGGACCAGGACAAAGGAACACCTACTGGTGCAGGAAATGCTCCACCAGCACCAATTTTGCCCCCACAAGATAACCCAACTCAACTAAATTCAGGTCAATATAAAGATATAATTAATCAAGCATCTCAAATTAGTGGAATTCCTGCTTCTCAAATAGCAGCAATGGGTAAAATTGAATCTACATTTGATCCAAATGCAAAATCAGAATCTGGTGCTCTTGGAATAATGCAAATGATGCCAGATACTTTTGCCGAACAATATAAAAAATATGGAAAACAATATAATTTAAAAAATGATATTAAAGACCCACAAACAAATATAATTTTAGGTTCTTTGTATATGAAGGATCTCTTAAATGGACCAGCAAAAGGTAATGTGGAACAGATGGTTAAAATGTATAATGCTGGACCCGCAGGGAATCTATCTGCATCACAACCAATGGAACATTGGAAAAAATTTAAAAGTGCCTTGAAAGATTTTAAAAATTTGGAATCTGGATTGAGTGGAATGAACTTAGTTCCATCGGCACCAGTTTTACCACCACCAACACAAACACCAAGACAATATCAAAATGTAACTCTTGCTCCATCATCACCTTCACCAGTGATAGTTCCATTTGCAACACCACAAAAACAAGAATCATCTCCAATGTCAATGAGTGACCAAGGTAATGTTATAATTGATCCAGTATCTACATCTTATTCTGATAATTTTTTAACATTATATTCAAGATTAATTTATCAAATTGTATAAGATATGCAAGACATTAATATAAAACCAGTAGAAAAAAAGAAACCTCAAGTTGTTGCAAAAGTTTCCAAAATTAGTGCAATTTTAGAAGTTTCAGATAAAGCAAAAAAAAGTTCTCTAAAATTAAGAAGAACTTTTGAAAAAGGAATTTATCAAAAAAGAACACAATTATCAGTTTTAAAACGATATAAAAGAAGACTTGATCTTATTGAATTGGAAGATGATAGAAGAACAAGGTTAAAATCAAGAAAAAAGATCCAACTACCAAATATAAAAAAGTTTGCAGGAAACTTCTTTTCTCCTGGTGCTGCTGATGATCCGTTTAAAGCAATTGGAGCATTAGCAGCATTTAATGCTGCAACTAAGGCATCAAGTGGTGATTGGTTGGGAGCATTTGGTCCAGCATTAGTTGCCGGTGGAGCATTACTTGGTCCTGGATTATTAGGTGCAGGTGCAAATAGATTATTTAATAGGGGAGGAATTATTCCTAGGGGACTTGATAGATATGGAAGAAGAGTTTCTAAACCTGTTCAACAAAGATATGCTCAAAGATATGGTGATAAAGCATTTAAAAATAGATTTGGTGCAAGAAATTTAAAAAATATTTCACCTTCAAATGGAGCATCAAAATTAGCAGGAAAGGGAATTCAAAAAGCATTAGGCAAATTTGGTAGAGCAATAATTCCAGGTGCTGGTGCATATTTTAGTGCTCAAGATGCAAAAGAAAGAGAAAAGGAAGGAGATATATTTGGATCTAGAGTTTCTGGATTATCTGCTACATTAGCAGGAACTGCTGCAGGACTTCAATTGGCTGCTGGTGGTGCTGCTGCTACTGGAATTGGATTGCCAGCAGCAGGAGTTATTGAATTAATTGCTGGTTCTGCTGAAGTATTGTCATTTGGATTAGATGCATTTAATTTACTTAGAGATGTAACAGGACAAAGTGATCCAAAAAATCAATTAAAAAAACAAACAGAAAAGCAAAAAGAATTAGTATTAAAAAAGAAAGATGATAAAAATAAATTAACATTCAAAAAAACTTTGAATAGTTATGAACGTGTTATTGATAAGTTTGATAAGTTTTCAAAATCTTTTTCTGGATCTTTTAATTCATATACAAAGGATGAATCAACTACAATGGCACGAAGAGTTGAAGATCAACTTGGGAATCAACCCACAGGGGGTGGAATTCCTGGGGAAGGATTTAGAGGACAGGTTGCACAATATCTTACTGGAGACACAAGTGATTCAGGGTATGATAAATTTCACGATAGCACATATATTAATGGTAGATTTAATGACAACTATCATGATCATTTTGCATTTAAGGATAGAGCAACTGCAGTAAGAGCATATAAATTTTTAAAAGGAAAGAATATACAAGTTACTGAGTTGAAAGGTTATGATGTTGTGGGTGGGCACGGAGATGGATCTGCTCACTATTCTGGTTTAGCATTTGATGTTCCTGGGGCACAATGGGAAGGAACTCCAGGAACTCCTTCTGGTCCAAAAGAACGTGCTGGATCTGCAAGAGTTAGAGCATTAATGAATGAATTTTTTGGAGCATCAAATTCTAGTGGTGCAAGAAATATGTTTAATTTGGAAATACATGCTACTGCAGCAAATGAAAAGCAAAGATCTGGATTGATGCCAAGTTATCTAGATCCTTCTTCTAAAGTATCTAAAGAATTTGCATCTGTGTTTGGACAATATCCAAGAAGTTGGAGAGTTGATTCTAAAACTGGAAAGGGACTGGGAATGTTAGAAAGAGGTGGAAATATTCTAGAAACTGATAGGAAAAAGGGAGTAGATAAAAATGCTCAAGATATATTTAATGTCATAAAAAATAATCCTGAGACACATTTTATTACTTATGCGGGACATAATGATCTAACAAAGGGAGAACTTGGTGCTCCTGGTGAAAGAAACTATAATAGATTGGTGGCAGAAAAATTAGAACAGATGACAAAAGATGCAAAATTGAAAAATTTTACTTATCATAGATCTATAATTGCTAATAATGACAATGACCCAAATGCAAATTGGAATCGAGTAAAGGCATCACGAGAACGTAATACTCAAATTATACAACCTCAACCTCAACAAAGAAATATAGCATCATATACACAATATGCACCAAGCACAAGACAGCAGCAAGTTATACCATTACCAATGCCATTATTACAAAAACCAAATCAACCAGTAATGATGCAGCAAAGTTCTTCTGCTCCATCTTTAATGCAAGGACCATCAGAAGAACAGGTGTTAAATAGTTTTTATAAGAGAGTCCTTCTTAATACATTACAGTAATGTCATCATATTTAAATTACAAAATACAAGAATTCGTTATTGAATCATTAGATGGAACAAAATCCATCAATGCAGTTGGATGCATTGCTTCGGCAAAATATTATGAAGATTTATTTTCTCCATCTATTTTTATCTCAATGGTTCTTGTGAACACTGATGGATTATTATCTGCACTTCCAATTCGAGGAGGAGAAAGAGTTAGATTAAAGATTGACCAAGAAGCAACTGGAAAATCAATTTCTATTAATGAAACCAAAAATCCATATTATATCTACAAAGTTTATGGAACAACAACTGAATCTACAAGAGAAACAATATTAGTTGAACTTGCTCCATCTGAACTTTTTACAAATGAAACTACAAGGGTTTTTAGAAGGTATCCAGATAAAGAAGGGTCTGTAGAAAAAATTAGTGATTCTGTAAGAAAAATTCTTAAAGATGTTTTGAAAACTACAAAAAATATAGATGTTGAACCATCAATGAATAGTTATTCTTTCTTTGGAAATTCAAAAAAACCTTTTGGAGTTTTGACTTGGTTATGTCCAAAAGCAATTCCACAAGCAGGAAGTTCTTCTGGAGAATCTGGAACTGCTGGATTTTTATTTTATGAAAATAATAAAGGATATAATTTCAAAAGTGTAGATTCATTAATGAATGGATTGCAAATTAATTCTGGCAATGTAAAATCTTACGAAAAATATTTTTATACTGCAAACGCACCAGATCCAGCATCAACTGAGGAAAATTATAGAGTAGTTGTGACTCCAACTTTTGAAAAGAACGTAAATATTTTTGAAAATCTAAGAATTGGTATGTATTCAAGTGTTAATTATTTTTATGATATTAATACTCGTATTCCAACTGTTTATAAGTATAAACTTACTGAAAGTTATGATATTATGAAACATACTTCAAAAAGTACTGAACGACCAAAGATTCTAAATGGATTAGAAAATTCTCCATCTAGATTGATGGTAAAGATGATTGATAACTATACAATGGATACTTTATCCCCATCTGGAACATCAAAAGATTTGAAAGAAAAATATCAGTCACAATCTGTGGCAAGATATAACCTAGCATTTAGTCAAACTTTAAGTATTACTGTTCCATTAAATCTAAATCTTACAGTTGGTGATGTAATTGAGTTAAATATAGGTGAGGTTACAAAACAAGAAAAACAAAAGGATGCTAAGAAGTCAGGTCTTTATTTAATTAAAGAACTTGCACATTCTTTTGAAACTAATCAAGGTTACACTGGTCTCAAACTTATTCGAGATTCTTACGGAACACAACAGAAATGATACTAGAACATACTTTAGTTAATCCTAATTTTGCTGGTAGAGATGGGTTCAAGTGGTTTATTGGACAAATTGCACCTTCAATCTCAAATGTAAATGAGAATGTAGAAGCAAAGGGTGGTCTTCGTTGTAAAGTAAGAATTCTTGGACATCATCCAGCAGATTCTACAATTAGTAATGAAAATCTTCCATGGGCACATGTATTGGTTCCTCCAAGTTTAGGTGCTGGGGAAGGAAACTATTCTGCTATGGGATCTGTTCAACCAGGAACAATTGTATTTGGATTCTTTTTGGATGGTGATGATGGTCAACAACCTGTAATTGTTGGAGCATTTTATTCTGGTTCTGATATTGAATCCATTAAATCTTGGAATAATATTTTATCTAAAGGAACATCAGAATTTAAACCATTTAGTCCACCTCCAACAAAAATTCCACCTCCATCAACAACTCCAATAGGAGTTGGAAGTACTAATACAAGTGCGGATAGAGGTGCTCCAAAAACTTCTGGAAAAGTTGTTAGTGCTGGTACAACTAGAAAAGAACAACAAACAATTTTAGCAAATCAGACAGAAGCAAAAGGAATTATAATTGAACCTATTTTAAAATGTGAAACATCTTCAGGACCTTTATCAGGTATTACAAATCTTTTAAGAAAGTTTATTCGTATTGCAAATACACTTAAAGATGCAATTAATTTATATGTTAATCCAATTTTAAATAAAATTTCTGATATTGCAAATGAAGTTAAACAAATTGCAAACGCAATTGCAGATTTAATTATTGGACTTCTTAAGAAAATAAGAGATAAAATTATTGGAGAAATTTATAAACTTTTAAAGGGACTTATAGATCAATTACTTCCCGCAAACTTAAAGGCATTAAAAGAGGCAGCAGCAGATAAAGCAACAAAACAAATTTGGTGTGTTTTTGAAAAAATTGCACAAAAAGTTTCTAAATTTATTTTAGATTTCTTAATGAATTTAATTGGAAAAGTTGTAAGTTTTCCTCTTTGTGCAGCAGAAGCATTTTTGGGTAGCATTCTTGGTTCAATTGTAAATGAACTTACAGATTCAATTCAAAATATTTTGGGAGAAATTACATCTAGTTTGGGAGGGGCAATCTCATCAGTGCTCTCAATTTTAGAAAATATTATTAATGCAGCTTCAAGTGCAATTACATTTTTATCATGTGAAGATAATAAGTGTACTCAACAATATGCATATGAGTTGAATAAAGGATATATTCCTAACCCAGGAATCGGATTTGATA